CCGATTACGGCAAGATCCTCTGGATCGCCTGCGACAGACACAACTGATCCTCGTTCGATTAAGTCGATGAGTACATCAGAGTGGATTGAAGCAGAACGCCAACGTCAGATCAAGAAGTGGGAAGCGCAGAGAAACCGCTAATTATTACTTTTTATTAGGAAACTATAATGTCTAACTCGATCTTAACAATCGACATGATTACACGCAAGGCACTTGAAATCCTTGAGAATAATCTTGTTTTAACCCGTAACGTAAACCGCCAGTATGACGATTCTTTCGCTGTTGAAGGCGCAAAAATCGGTTCTACTCTCCGTATCCGCCTACCAGACCGCGCTTTGGTAACTGACGGTGCCGCCTTGCAAGTTCAAGACGACAACGAGCAGTTCACAACTTTGTCTGTTGCTAGTCAAAAGCACATTGGTGTTAACTTCACCTCTGCTGAATTGACAATGCAGTTAGATGACTTTGCAGAGCGTGTTTTGAAACCACGTATCTCACAGTTGGCTTCTTCTATTGATGCTGACGTAGCTAACAGCTACAAAGCTATTTATAGCTCAGTTGGTACTCCTGGTACAACTCCAGCTACTTCTTTGGTTCTGTTGCAAGCTCAACAAAAACTGAACGAAAACGCTGCTGTTATGTCCCCACGTTACGCTACAGTTAACCCTGCTGCTAACGCTGGCTTAGTTGAAGGCATGAAAGGTCTGTTTAACCCTACAGACACAATCAGCCGTCAGTTTAAGAATGGCATGATGGGTATGGGTGTATTAGGCTTCGACGAAGTTAACATGAGCCAATCTATCAAGCAACACACAACTGGTGCTTGGGGTACAGCTATCACTGTAACTTCTACAGTTACAACTGAAGGTGCTACTACTTTAGGTATTAGCTTCACAGGCTCAAGCAAGACTTGGAACGTAGGCGATGTATTCACAATCGCTAACGTATACGCTGTTAACCCACAAACCCGTGAGTCAACAGGTAGCTTGCAACAGTTCACCGTAACTGCTGCTGCAACTGGTTCTTCTACAGCTACATTGTCTATTAGCCCAGCTATCTATACATCTGCTAACGCATTGGCAACTGTGGATTCATTCCCACAAGCTTCTGCTGTAGTAACAATGTTTGGTTCAGCTTCTAGCCAATACGCTCAAAACTTGGTTTACCACAAAGATGCGATCACTTTTGCGACCGCTGACTTGTTGTTGCCACAAGGTGTTGACATGGCTTCCCGCCAAGTTCACAACGGTATCTCTATGCGTGTTGTACGTCAGTATGACATCAATAACGACCGTTTACCTTGCCGTATTGACGTATTGTATGGCTTTAGCACAATCCGTCCAGCAATGGCTTGCCGTATCTGGGGTTAAACCTAATTGCTCCCGCGCAAGCGGGGGCTTTTTAAATTTATTTTTTAAGGAATCAATATCATGGCACTACCTAATGGCGCTGGCGGTTACCAATTTGGTGACGGCAATTTAAACGAAGTAGATTTAGTAATCCAAGCTGCTCCTGTGTCTTTGACAACTGGCGTAACTCTGACTGCTGCTCAATTGCAAAATGGCATTATTCTTGGCAATCCAGGCGCAAGTGCAGTTTCTTATCAACTCCCAACTTGTGCTGATTTGGACGCGTTAATTTCTAGCGCTAAAACAAACAGCTCATTTGATTTCTCAGTAATTAACGTGGATGGTAATACATCTGGCGTTATTACTTTGACAACAAACACTGGTTGGACTTTGGTTGGTCTGATGACTGTTGTTGCTACTGCTGGTACAGCACAAGCTTTCCGCGCCCGTAAAACAGGCGACGCAACTTGGACTCTCTACCGTTTAGCTTAATGTAATATCCCACCCTTCGGGGTGGGCTTTTTAAGGAAAAAATCATGCCTAATACCAAAGCTGTTGGCGTTGCGTATGCAGATCCACAATTTGATAGCGTAACCGTAACTGGTGCTACTGCACTAGCTGCTGTAACTGCTACTACTGTGGCAGCTACGGGCGCTGTATCTGGAACTAGTTTTAGTGGTACAACTGTTACTGCTTCAGGAAATCTTGTGATTGCATCTGCTACTGTTGCGGCTGCTGGATCAAGCAATACTGATGCGGCTACCGTTGCTGGTGGTTTTACATTGGTTACCGCAGCCGATGCAACTAAGGGCGTAATTCTTTCTGCTCCTGTTGCTGGTACTGTAGTTATTATTAAAAACGCCGATGCTGCAAATGCTGTGTTAAAAGTGTACCCTAATTCGGGCGCTTCTATTAATGCTTTAACCGCAACAACTGGTGCATATAGTATGGCTGCTAAAACCTCTATGGTTCTTGTAGCTTACAGTGCAACACAATGGTATACCGTACCGTTGGTAGCATCTTAATTTAGCTTAATAAAATAGGGGGCTTGGCCCCCTATCTAACTGAAAAAACCATGCCTATAATTTATTTAAAACACCCCATTCATGGGACTAAAGTCGCTACAATGGAAGCCGAAGCGGAGTATGATGAGTCAAACGGCTGGAAACGCTACGAACTGGATACGCAACCAGCACCCGTAGTCGAAGAAATTAAAGCAGTAGAAGAAGTGATTGCGGCTCCTGTTAATACACTGGAAAAAAGAACACGTCGTAAAACTACAGAGTAAGGGATAAGCTATGGCGATTTATACAGCCAACGATCAAATTAACGGCGCATTACGCGTATTAGGTATTTTGGCTGAAGGTGAAACGCCTTCCGCTGCTACTTCTCAAGATGCTTTAGCTGCGCTCAATCAAATGATTGACTCATGGAATATTGAGCGTCTATCTGTATTTAATACGCAAGATCAGACTTATCTATGGACACCCGGTTTAAAGACACAAACGCTTGGGCCTAGCGGTAATTTTATAGGTAATCGTCCAGTTATGATTGACGACTCTACTTATTTCCGTGACCCTGCCAATGGCATCTCATTTGGTATCAAACTGATTAATCAACAGCAATACGATGGTATTGCGGTTAAAACGGTGACCTCCACTTATCCACAGGTTATGTGGATTAACATGGAATATCCAAATATCACTATGACCATCTATCCAGTGCCGACTAAGGTATTGGAATGGCATTTTATTTCGGTAGAAGAATTGATGAGCGTACCAAGCTTGTCTACCAATATTTTGATGCCTCCTGGCTATTTAAGAGCGTTTAAATACAATTTGGCGTGTGAAATTGCCAATGAGTTTGGCATTGAGCCACCACCTAACGTAGCTCGTATTGCAATGACTTCTAAGCGCAATCTTAAGCGTATCAACAATCCTGACGATATTATGTCCTTGCCTTACAGCATTGTTGGCACTCGTCAGCGTTTCAATATCTTTGCTGGTAATTACTAATTATTAAGGATCTATTATGACAACTATTGCTATTTCTGGATTACCTGTTGCCGTTTCGCAAGCGGGAGCAGATGTATTGCCAATTGTGCAAGCGTCTACTAGCACTACTAAACAACTTTCAGTAACAAATTTGTTTACTAATAGTGCTTTAACTACGCCTGTTCTTGGTGTACCTCAATCTGGCACATTAACTAATTGCACAGGATTACCTGTAGCTACCGGTATTAGCGGATTAGGCGCAAGTGTTGCTGCTTTTTTAGCTACGCCTTCGTCAGCTAATTTAGCCACCGCTGTAACAGGTGAAACAGGTAGTGGTGCTTTGGTATTCGCTACAAGCCCGACATTAGCTACGCCTACATTAACTACACCAACCATGACCGCGCCCGTTTTAGGCACTGTAACAAGTGGCAATATTTCGGCTTGTACAAGCACTAGTATGGTAATGGTTACGCCTGTTCTTGGAACGCCTACAAGTGGCGATTTAACAAATTGTACGGGCAGTCCTACTTTTACTAATGTTAAATACTCAGGTTTAGTTGCTAATACAGCGGCAGCGCCTACAATTGCTTCCGCAGCTACAATTGCGCCTACAGCGCCAATTACCTTTATTTCAGGCACCGCAGCCGTTGTTACAATTACTGCACCTGCACCTATTTCGGCTGGGGGTGGTACGATTACATTTATTCCTACTGGCGCTTTTACTTGGACAGCCGCAGGCAATATTGCTGTTTTAGGTACCGCCGTAGTTAATCGGGCATTAACTCTTACTTATGATGCCACCACAACTAAGTGGTATCCGTCTTATGTCTAATAAAGGGTTAGTATGCTAACACCTATTTTAGGACAAGCATATGTTGCCCGTAGCGTAAATGCTGCGGATAACCGTATGATTAATTTGTTCCCTGAAGCCGTCCCTGAAGGCGGTTTAACAGGGGGTTTTCTAAATCGTACACCAGGCTTGCGTTTACTTACTACGGTTGGTATTGGCCCGATCCGTGGACTTTGGACGCATCTAACTAATGGGCAAGATGCTTATGTAGCGTCAGGTAGTGAATTTTATAAGATCCTGCCTGACTTTACGGCTACTAAATTAGGTAATATTACTGGTACTGGCCCTGTATCTATTGCCGACAATGGCACGCAACTGTTTATTGCTTGTGGTGCTGATGCCTTTGTTTACACCGAAACAACCAATACTTTTGTTCAAATTACTGATCCTGACTTTTTTGGCGCAGATACGGTTTGTTACATTGATGGTTACTTTTGCTTTAACCAACCAGGCACACAAATTCTTTGGGTTACAGGCATTTTTGATGGCACTTTAATTGATCCACTAGCGTTTGCTGCTGCTGAAAGCACCCCTGATAACGTAGTAGCTGTAGTATCAAACAACCGTGAAGTATGGGTCTTTGGTACTGGCACTACTGAGGTTTGGTATGACGCAGCGCTTACACCCTTTCCTTTATCCCCCATTCAAGGTGCGTATAACGAAATTGGTTGTATTGCTAGATCTTCTATTGCCAAATTAGATAACAGCCTGTTTTGGCTTGGCGCTGATCCACGGGGCTATGGCATCGTTTATCGCAACCAAGGCTACACGGGCAAGCGTATCTCTACCCATGCCATAGAGTTTGCTATTCAACAGTATGGTGACGTTTCTGATGCGGTTGCGTACACTTATCAGCAAGAAGGTCATGCGTTCTATGTATTGGCGTTTCCTACGGCTGGTAAGACTTGGGCGTATGACGTATCTACAGGCGCTTGGCATGAACGTGCAGGCTTTGAAAATGGCGAATTTGTACGCCATCGTGGTCAATGTCAGATGAGTTTTGATAGCGAAACTATTGTAGGCGACTACGAAAACGGCAATTTATATGCGTTTGATTTAGATGTTTATCAAGATAATGGCGCTATTCAAAAGTGGTTACGCTCATGGCGCCCTATCCCTGAGAACCAAAATACTACCATGCGTACGGCTCAACATAGCTTGCAACTCATGTGCGAGTCAGGTGTAGGTTTATCTGAATACCCTGCGTATGAAGCGCAAGATTTGGCTACCGAAGATGGTTTAGAACTTATTGCTGAGTATTTACAAAAAATTGTTTCTACTGAAGCTGGCGTTGAGTTAACTACAGAAAGTAATGACGGTTTTGCATTAATAGCAAATCAACCTGATTATCCTGTACCGTTTGTACCACCTATGTATTTAACAACAACCGCGTACCCTGCTTCGGCTGGCTATAGCCCTGAAGCAATGCTTCGTTTTTCAGATGATGGCGGTCATACTTGGTCAAGCGAACATTGGACGCAGATGGGGCGCATCGGTCAGTATGGCTATAGAGCGTTTTGGCGTCGGCTTGGCATGACATTAAAATTGCGTGATCGTGTCTATGAATTGTCTGGTACAGACCCCGTAAAAATTGTCATTACAGGTGCTAATTTAATATTAAGTGCTACAGGTAGATAATGGCTAATACAGACATTACCAAGATCCCTGCGCCTAGAACACCGTTTCTAGACCCAGAAACAAACGATATTACGCCTGCTTGGTATCGTTTTCTATACAACCTATTTATTTTTACAGGTAGCGGTGGTGATGGTGGTCTTGCTGTCAATCGTGGTGGTACAGGTCAAACAAGCTATACCAATGGGCAGTTGTTGATTGGTAATAGCGTAGGGAATACTCTTAGTAAAAATACATTAACGCCTGGCGTTGCTATTGGGATTACTAATGGTAACGGCACAATTGCTATCGCCAATACAGGTGTTACTTCTGTAGCCGCTGGTACAAGTATATCAGTCAGCGGTGCTACAGGCGCGGTAACCATAGCCAATACAGGTGTTACTTCTTTTAGCGGTGGATCTACAGGGTTAACCCCATCTAGCCCAACAACAGGCGCCGTAACGCTTGCAGGTACTTTAGCTATAGCTAATGGCGGTACAGGTGCTACTACCGCTGCTGGAGCTAGAACTAACTTAGGTTTAGGTAGTGGGCTATCGGTAACAATTACAACAGCTAAATTAACTCCCGCAGGCGCTAACGGCAGTATGACTTTTGTTAACGGTATATTAACAGCGCAAACGCAGGCTACGTAATATGGAAATGATTGTCGCTCCATCTACAGAAATTGCCGTTCCTTTGCGCGAAAAAGTAGAGCGTTTGCAAGAAGCACTATTGCAAATGCCTCAAGCAGACGTAAAGTTTTTGCATGATTTTGAGCCAGGTAAATATATCCGCACTATGATTGCCCCGCCTTGGTCAGTTATTGTTGGGGCTGAACATAAAACACCTTACAAAGTCAAGCTTGAAAAAGGTACAATCGCAGTTAACATCGACGATGAAATCCATACGTTGACGGCGCCGTTAGAGTTTGACGCTCCTGCTGGTATTAAACGCGTAGGCCGCGTATTTGACGAAGAATTAATTTGGGTTGATATTTATGATAATCCAGATGATTGTACCGATATTGAAGCAATTGAAGAACGGTTATACATTATTCCTGAATGTGGGTTAATGTCTAATCCATTGGCTTTAGAACGTAGGAAACAACAAATTGATACCGAATCATTAAATAATAGCGTTAAAATGCTTTTAGGCAATGGATTTGGCTTTAGTAATAGGGAGAATTAATATGGCAGGCGGAATAACAGCAGCAGTCGTTGGAGGTGCAGCCATTCTTGGCGGCGCCTATATGTCGTCAAAAGCGTCCCAAAGCGCTGCTCAAACTCAAGCAGACGCCGCTAATAATGCTGCCGCAGCAAATACCGCTGCGTTAGAGCGCCAAGCTGAACTTAGCGCGCCGTATCGTGCAGCGGGCGAAACTGCTGTAAATCAATTGTCTGCTATGACCCAGCCAGGCGGTGAATTTACTAGAAACTTTACTTCGGCTGATTTATTTGCGGGGATGGATCCAGGCTACGCATTTAGATTATCTGAAGGCAACAAAGCGCTTAATGCTAGTGCTGCTGCTAGAGGTGGTTTAATTTCTGGTAATGCTCTTAAAGCAGCGCAAAATTATGGCCAAGAATTAGGTTCACAAGAATATACAAACGCATTTAATCGTTACCAAATAAATCGTGCTAATAGGCTAAACCCATTACAATTTTTAAGTGGCCAAGGTCAAGCTGCTGCTGCTGGTCAAGCATCTAATATCGGCGCTAATACCGCTGCTAATGCAGCGTTAACTACGGGCGCCGCTAATGCTCAAGCCGCGGGTCAAATTGGCGGCGCAAATGCTTATACTAATGCTATTGGTCAAGGTATTGGCGCATATCAAATGCATCAGTTAATTAATCGTTCTGCATATAATCAACCAGCTAGTTACTATGGTGGGTATGGTTCAGGTACAGAAGGCTCTAGTAATTTTATTGGCCCAGTTCAAAGTTAAGGAATAATTATGCCAATCGACCCAAGTATCCCCCTCCAAGCTAAAGGCGTTCAATTAGAGTCACCAGTTAATCAATTGGGCATGATGAACGAAGCATTGAAATTTAACGAAATGAATCGTTCTATTGATACGCAAAACAAATTACGTGACTTATATTCACAAGGCGTAGACGTCAGCACACCTGAAGGATTTAAACAATTAGCGTCTATTGACCCTGCTACGGCTATGAAGCTTAGAACGCAAGGATTAGAAACTAAAAAAATTGAAGGTGATATTAGAAAAACAGGCGTTGAGATTGATCAGAAAACTTATGATCTAGTTAAACAAAGAACATCTGATTTAGCGTTTAACCCTTCAGATAACAATATTAAAGCTCATTTAGAAGATGGCGTGTTGCGTAGAGAAGTGACACCAGAACAAGCGCAAGCAACTTGGCAAGCCGTATCTGCGTTAAATCCCGCCCAACGTAAAGCGTATTTTCTTGACTTAGGCGTTAAAGCTGATACACGTTATCAAGGCGAGGTAACTAAACGCGGTCAAGATATTCAAGCAAACACAGCGCGTCGCGGTCAGGATCTTACTTACAGCGCTGCAACACAACCTATATTTAATGAAGCTGTCGGTGGTTTTGTTACCCGTCCAACGGCGGCTAACCCATCAGGCACAGTTATTCCTTTAGCTAATCCTGAAGCTACAACTAAAGGTCAAGCCGTTGCTAAAGGTAAAAACTTAGTTGCAGACGTAGCTACTGATATGGCTGCGGCTTATGGAACATTAAAAGATTTAGGTGGTATCAAATCTAAAGAAAATAGCCCGCAAAAGAATATTTCTGCGGCTTTGCAATCATCTAAAGCAGGTCAAATTGCAGGATCCCTGATGGGTACGCCAGAACAAGACGCTCGCGATCTTATTATGTCGCAACGTCCAATTTTAGTACAAGCTATTGTTAAAGCTACAGGAATGTCTGCAACGCAAATTAACTCTAACGTTGAATTGAAAAACTTATTAGACGCAGCTACAGATCCAAATAGAGGCTACGAAACCAATATTAAGACACTTAATAACATTAATAAACGTTTTGGTCTTGGCGGTGATATTGTAGAGTTGCCTACAACGCCAGCAAAAGAAAAAGTAAGCGTTGGCGCACCACAAAAAACCAATCCGAATATTGATGCTCTATTAAAGAAATATGAATAATTATGGCTACTTTAGACCAATTAAATTCAGCATTGGTAAAAGCGGACGCTGCTGGTAACGTAGACGATGCAAGGGCTTTTGCGTCTGAAATACGCCGTATGCGAAGTGAAACAACGCCTCAAGCGTCTGTAACAGTATCAGGTACTAGTAGCGGTATCCCTGTAGGCCGCCAACGTGAATGGACTGATATTCCTGCGGAAGCGCTTACTAACGTAGTTCCTAGCGCTATCAATATGGCAGGCGGTGTTTATCAAGCTGTATCTAGCCCAATTGAAACGCTTAAAGGTATGCGTGATGTAGCTAAAGGCGCTATTCAAAAGGTATTACCTGAACCTGTAGCTAACTTTATTAACAAATTTCAAAATGATCCTGAAGCTAAAGCTAGAGCTATTGCAGCCGCAGATGCGTTTGGTGGGTTTTATAAAGACCGTTATGGTAGTGAAGAAGCTATTAAAAAGACAATGGCTACCGACCCAGTTGGGTTCGCTGGCGATCTGTCTACTATTTTGTCTGCTGGTAGCACTGCCGCTGCTCGTGTAGCACCTACTGTTGGTAATGTTTTAGCTACAGGCGCCAAGTTTACTAATCCAATGAACGCAATTACACCAGTAGTTGCGGCGCCGTTTAAAGTTGGTGCAAAAGGCATAGACTACGCTCGTAAAGTTGTAAATCCTAAAGCCAATGCTTTGATTGAAAACGTGGAAGGTAAAGGCCCTGAAATTCTTAACGCATTACGCGCTCAAGAACAATTTGTGCCCGGCGTTGTTCCTACTGCTGGTGAATTAGCGGCTACAACTGGTAGCACTTTGTACCCAGCACTTCAAAAAAGCGTAACAGAAAGAATTTCATCTAAAGCATTAGCCCGTGAAAACGTGGCTAAAGAAGCTATTAAAGCTCAATTAGGCACAATTGCCAAAGGCGCTGATGAGTTAGATGCGGCTGCCGCGGCTAGATCCGCAGCCGTAGATCCTATGTACGAAGCAATTAAAACAGCAGGTAATGTAGTTGACCCGCAAAATATCGCTTCAATTAAGTCTTTTATTAATGATACTGTCAATAAAAATCCAGGTAATACTGAATTAGTTACAGAATTTTCAAAACTTAGTAATTTGTTAGAAGATAACGCAGGCAATTTAAGAACAGACGCAGGGCAAGTATCATCTATTTTAGATGGTCTTAAAGCTACTTTAGCCAAGCAAGACAATAAGTTTATTAAGGGGCAACTAGCGCAAGTTAAATCACAACTTGTAAATGCTATTCCCGGCTACGCTGCGGCTGATGCTAAGTTTGCTGAAATGAGCAAACCTATCAACAAAATGCAAGTAGGCCAATATTTAGAAAATAAACTAATTCCAACGCTTGAAGGTAAAGCTAATTTAAAAGCTGAAGCTTTTGCAACAGCATTAAAAGACGCGCCAAAAACTATTCAAAATTCTACAGGTATACCTCGTTATCAAACTTTGGCTGAAATGTTTACGCCTGATGAAATACAAGTATTTCAAGGTATTACCAAAGAATTGCAACGTAAATCTAAATTTGAAGAAGCGGCGGCGGCAGGAGCTAAAGAAGGTGTTTCTTTACCCGTAGCTAAAGTAGATAAAATTAATTTACTTAATCGTGTCTATTCTGTAGCAAATATGATTATGGCAAAATTACAAGGACGCGTTACAGAAAAAATTGCTATTGAAATGGCAACTGAAATGCTTGACCCTGCAATGGCGGCTAAATCATTAGAAAAAGCATTAGCGCATCAAAGACGGGCGCAAGAAATTGCTAAACCTTTTAAAGAAATTGGCACTGCAGCAGCAAATATTACTTCAAGCCAACCTGCGGTAGCAGCCGGTCAAATGACCAATGCACTTCAGCTACAACAACAACCTAACCAAAATGCACTTGCGAGGTAAATCATGGATTGGCAATACTTATTTAACTTAATTGGTGCTGGTGCAGCTCTTGGTGTTGGTTGGTGGTGTCGCCAGATATGGGACTCGGTTCAGCAATTAAAACGAGATGTTCAAGATATTGAAATTTCATTACCAACAAATTATGTTCGCAAAGTAGATTTAGACGTTAAGTTTGATAAGTTAGAGGCTACTTTGCAACGTATTTTGGACAAACTAGACCAAAAGGCTGACAAATGATGAATATTATTATGATTATTTTTAAATCAAAAACGCTTATGTTTGCTTTGGCTTTAGCAATACTTGGCGTTATTGAAATGAACGTCAAAGTCTTTTCAGTCTACATGACCCCTACTATGTTTGGCTTTTTTAGCATCGGTATTAGCGTAATTGTTGCTATATTGCGGATTGTGACTACGTTGCCATTAGATAAAAAATGATTTCCTATGTACGACTCGGAATTTTGGCTGGTCTTTTTATTGCTGGTCTGCTTTTGGGTTGGGGTTATGAGCATCGGAATTTGGTGGCCTTCAAAGCAGAAGTTGAAGCGGTGGCTAAAGTTCAACAAGCCAAAAACGAATCCATTGCCAAGCAACAAACGCTAGTCAATAAAGGAATTGAAAATGAGTACCAAGCTAAGTTGTCTGCTCTTAAGTCTGTTTATGGTGGGGTGCGCCAACCCAGTAGCGGTGCAATGTCCGCCGTTACCAAATCCACCATCGGTATTGATGGAAAAGCCACCAACCTTGAACTTG